GGAGTGTATGCTACGTTAGTTACTGGATTTGGTAAGTTACCAACGTTACTTGTAACACCATTTGCTACAGCAGATACGAATGTATGTGCATAGTTACCACCTGACTGGACTGCATTGCTTGCTGTACCGCCCGCCCATTGGTGAGTTCCAGAACCAACAGCTGTAGTAACTATATTCCATAGAGTGCTTATAGTGGATGCTACGTCTATACAACACGCAGTTGAATATGATGTGCTTCCAGAGTCGTTACTGATTGTATTGTCTTTTATTTGTGTACCGACTGTGTAACTATTTGTAGTAACAGTAAGGTTACGCATAACCTCACGACATATATCTCTAGCGTGATTGAATACTTGTATAGACTCTGCTTCTTCATCTGCTAGGTGAACTGTAGAAACATAGAAACTTGCTGCATCATATGTTGCATCGTTTCCACCAAACTCTACGTTGTCAGCGACAGCATCAATAAGGATCTTAGTATCACGAATACACTTAACTTGATAACTGCTAGAGAATCCCGCATTGTTTGCCATCATTCTGCCATATGCAGTAGTAGCAATGAATCCCTGATTAGTTCTCATTAAAGATGCAGCGTCAGCACCTTTGCTATATGCATAGACACCGTATGATACAACTGCTCTTGTGACAGCTGTAGAAGTGGCACTCACAAAAGTATGAGTTGATGTATCAGATGATACACCGACATAAACAGTGAATGTATCATTTGTTACTTCATCAATTGTTAACCAAGCACCCTCTGCTGGATCTCCAACTCTAGGATAGGTATGGTTTGTAGCATTATTATCTAAACCACAGGTAAATGTAAGAGAGTCATTTGCAAACTGTATTCTATCACCTTTAATCATTCCGTGAGAAGTTTTAGTCAATACCATCTTCCCATCAACAGGTGTGTAAGTGATACCAGTTGGTTGGAACTGATAAGTTGATAACCCAACCCATGTATGTGCGTCTGTGTTAGTAGGAGCAGTTCCGTTTAATGCATTGACTTCAATAGTAGTAGTTGCAATTGCCTCAACAGGTATATCTCTCATCTTACCTTGTGTACCCAGTGGGTCAGTAGCACGAGGATATGATGCAGTACCACCACCGTTGTAACCACAACTAAACTGTAATGATTCGTTTGCAATTCTAACTGTAGATACTGCCTTCTTAATACCGTTTGATACTGCTGATACAAATGTATGTGGATCAACGTTAGTGGAAGGGATAGTATCAAGAATCTGTACAGTGAATGTATTTGCAGTTACGTCAAATACTTGCAACCATCTATCAGAAGCGTAGTCAGTAGAACGAGGATATGCCTTCTCTGCAGCAGCACCAGTAGCACCACCAAATCCACAACTGAATGTTATAGAACTATCTGCAAATTTAACTTGATCACCATTTACAAACCCATGATTGTTAATAGTTACTACCATCAAACCTGTATTAGGATCGTATGTTGCTGTGGATGCTGTGTGAGTTGTTGGTGCCAATAAACCGTGACCAGAACCAATAGTCAATACCATGGATCCTGTAGCAGGATCATATGTTCCATTTGTAGGAATGAAATGCTTGACTAATTGTTCCCCAACACGAGCATCGGAAATACCAAGTACATCATTAGATGTGTATCCATTTCCTGCAGCATTTAGTACAACGTTACTAACCGAACCATTAGTGACTGTAATATCAGCAGTACCACCTGTACCACTTCCAAGATTGTTCTTGAGTGGTACATTTGTATAAGTTCCATCGCTATATCCAGAACCAGGTGTCAATCCATTAGTTACATCAAATGCTTTGAGTTCATCCCCTATCTGATCTAACTGGAAACTACCTGAGTAAGTCTGACGATCATAGTACATCGCTAAAACTTCAGTTCCGTCTAGAGGAGGTGTAAGGAATGTTATTGAATTATTAGTAAATGTGTAAGTTGCTGGATTTGTAACTAAACCATTAGTCATTACAAGTAATTGTGACTTTGCAGCAGTCTTACCAATCTGAGTACCAATAGCAATACCATTTGTTCTGAGTAAGAATGTATCGTTAACACCATCAATATACATTCTGATTGTGTGTCCAACACCAGTTCCTACTGCAGTCAGATCAATAGCATTTCCTCCCTCAGTTGTTGCAAGTTCTATATTATTTGCATCAACATATTTCACATAATATGTTCCGTTGTTTGATATTCCACCTATTGCAGTTCCAGTTCTATTATTTGGATAATTTCCTGTGTTTGAGGTAGGAAGAGTTGATGGATTGTCAATACCGTTTGTAATAATACCAGATAATGTGGTTATTGCAGATTTAACGTCTGTACACCCTCCAGAATCGGTTGTAATGCTTAAATCAGTTGTTGGGACTATGGTTGTATATGTACCAGCTGGTAAACTGTTTGTTACTGCTAGATTACATAAGTCTCTTGCCTTATTAAATGCAAATATTGTCTCAGTCTCTTCACCAGCAATGTGTGCAATGTAGTTTGCTGGATTTGTCCTTGTGACAGTTGATAAACTGTCTGAGCTTATCGCAGTTGTCACGATATTGAACAAAGTATCCATAGCACTATCTACAGTTGCACATATCGCTGCATCAAACGTTACACCAGTGTTCTTAACTTGAGTGTATCCATGGTTTCCTGTGATTGTAATATCTTGATTGATTATAATAGATGCTGCTAGTTCTTTTGCTTTATTAAACGCCCATATTGCCTGTGTCTCTTCATTGTCTAGGTGTACAGTGTTAACGTATAAATTTGCTGCATCCCATACCTCACTATTTGCACCATATGTTAAATTGTATGCGATTGCTTCAACAACATCTACAATATCGTCAATACAGTTCTGATCACCGCCAGGTACACCAGCAAAACCTGATGGAATACCAACTGTTCCATCTTGTAACATTTGATACACTGCTTCAGCAGCAATTAGATTCTTATTATCTTTAAGTAAATTTCCAGCATCAATATATGCGTTACCTTGACTAACAACACCACCAACATATGAGTTAGTTGCTGCTAGTGTAAAGTAATTACCACCATACTTGAGATCGTTTGCCCAAGCAGCGATTACAAGTCTAGTATCTCTAGCACATGTCGCTCCACTGTAATTAAGTGATGGATACGCTGCATTTAAAGCTCCGATAGTCTCTTCAACAATATGATCAATGTTAGCAATGATCAAATCTCTAGCATCTTGGAATCTATCTCCACCAGCTTTGTAAGTTACACGTTGACCTTCAAGTAAACCGTGGTTTGTAAGTGTAAGTCTATTATTTGATACATCTACAATGCTAGAGGATGACGCATCAAAAGTAATTGATCTATCACTAATGTCATCAATCTTATAAACGATACATGATAGGATTTTTTGAATATCTAATAGTTGTCTACCAAATACTGATACCTCTGTAGGAACTGCTGCAGTGTAATCTGGTTTTGCTAGTGCAAAGTTATTGATTACAGATAACTTACCAGTATTCCTTGCAGATGGTTTGGGTGTAACAAATGTTGTACCATTAAATGTAGTTCCTATACTATTTGTTGTTGATTGCCACCAGTCAGTATCATTACCAGCACTTAAATTAAGGTTTGGTCTAGATCTATAGTCCTTCTTGACTGATTGTGATAGTACTTGTGTACCAACTACCTTAAATCCTGCAGGATGTGCAGCAAACTTAAGTGGATTCTTCCAATCGTTGATGTTTATTGAAGATGATACGTCATATGAGAATTCTTGGAATCTATTACTGTCATAAACACGTTGTTCATTAAGATCAAGGAATCCAGTGGTTCTTTCCCAACCAGACGCACTAATACTGATAGGAGAAACGTCAAAGACTGCATCTGCTCTGGTAAATGTATGAATTTGACCAAATGCTGCAGTCTCTTCACCAAATACAGGTTCACCAATCTTAAACTCACCTTCTATAATCTCTACACTAACAACACGACCAGAGGCATCCCAGTTCTTAACAAATCCATATGCAGTAAAGGAAGATGTTGATGCACCTTGATAAATTCTTTCTCCGATAGAGAAAGTTGCTGGTTTCATATATGCATTGATAACATCACCAAGGTCAGTAGTTTCTAAAGTGAAAGCAGTCTGCCCTGTTGATATATCTCCTACAGGAGCACTAGTAAAGTTAATGAATGTTTCTGTATTTGCATTTGCAAGAGATGATGCTAATCTAATTTGGTTATCTGCTAATCCATTTGCTGTAGTTGCTGCAATGGCATAGTAAACAGTATTAGTTGCTAATGGTTCTGGGAACTGTCCAGTAGTCTCTATAAGAGTTACTTGTGTACCTGAGGGTATCTTTGCATTATATGGGAAGTTCAATGTGCTGCTAGATTGTAATCCAACAAAACTATGACTCACTTTTGCAGTTACAGTAGGTGCAGATGTAAATCCTCTACCTTGATTTTCAACAGTCACTGCCTGTATTACTTCATTCTCAATAATAGGTTTTAATGCAAATAAAGAACCTTGTCCACCAGTAAGTACAATCTCAGGTGTAGATACAAAGTTTGAACCACCATTCACAACGTCAATGTAATCAATAACCTGAGTTCTAATCAACTGTAAGTTATATGTTGTGTTTAGTGATGGTTTAAGTGTTCTATCATGTGAATAGTTGTATGTAATATTATCACCACTAATCTTAAGTATTTTTCCAAGGTCTGAAGATTTAAGTAATATAGATGCACCAGTTCCAGTTTTTTGTTCAATGTTGATAACAGGAGCACTTTGATATTGTATCCCAGCTGCTTCTATACCAATAGATGTAACACTCTGGTTTTGTATTGTTGCATTTAATACAGCATTGATTCCATTACCACCACTTACTGATATTGTTGGAGCAGATAAAAATCCAGAACCTCCATTAGTAACTGTTACGGTGTCAATAGATGCATTGATAATAGTTGATATGGTTGCAGGATCAGCATGTGATAGTGTTTGAATTGTTATAGTAAAGTCTTCTGTACTATCACCGCCTGGTAACTTTGTACCATCAAAAGTAATTACATCACCTAGTGAATATGTACTACCGCCACCAGTAACAGATACTGTGTCTATTCTTCCATTACCATCTGTTGCAAATGTAAATGTTGCTCCAGATCCACCAACAGGTGAAACAGTGGACTGTGTTACTCCAGTGGTTGTTGTAGTCGCAGTAAATGTTCCGTTACCCGCAGGTTGAGACGTAAGTGAGACAGTTGCGATAGATCCATAGTAAGGATCGTCAAATACGACACTTGGTGCGGATCTGTAATTACTACCCGCATTTGTAACTGTCACAGAACTTAATTTACCACCCCCGCTTACAGCAGTAGCAACGATTGCTTGAGTTCCACTTATTGCTTGTATAGAACCTTGAGAGTCAGAACTGTATACATTATTGGTTGCAGCAGTTCCAGTACTGAACATGATGTAACCTTTATTACCAGCACCAGTTCTAGTGTTCTGTAATGGTTTTATTCTTAATACAGAGTTAACTGGGTTCCATGATATTACTTGAGCTCTTGCAGTTTGATTTCCTTGAGTTTCTTGAGATATAACGATCTCATTAGGTACGAATGAACCAAATACGTTTTGAAGCGTTAAATCAACAAAATCAGGTAATGTTACAACACCGTTAGGTAAAGATGAAGGATTATAACCAGATCCATCATTTGTAATTGATACACTAGATAATATTCCAGCTATAGTTGCTACAGCAGTAGCACCAGAACCAGATCTTGTAGTTCCGCTGAATTTAGGTAATGATGAGTAGTTTCTGCCAGGATCACCAACTGTAATTGTTTTTATACCACCTGTAGCATATATTGAGTTTGAAGCATATGATACGCCAACAGTGTACCCTGCTTCTGGTTCTAGAGCAGTAATGTACTTAAACGTGGTATCTGTCTTTTCTGTAACCGTATTTGTTCCAATTACAGGATCATTCATAGTTGTAAAGTAACTACCAGTTATTGCTCCCTGTAAATCAAAATAATAGAAAATACCAGGCAATCCTGTTATCTTAATCGTAATAGAGTTCTGTTCACTGGTTACAGAGTCTAATACTTCACTAGTAATGTTTTTATAAGTGAATATGTCTGTATTTGCTGGATCAAAGGTAAATGCTAACTTTTTACCCGCATTACTACTATCTGTAGTATCAAAGGTGTATGAGTGACCATCTATCAACTGTAACTTAGCTTCTTGAACATAAACTTCCGCAGTTGTGACATTTGCAGCTGCAGGAGTTGCAAAATTACTCTTTATCGTAAATCTACGTAAAGTTTCTGTTCTAACGACTGTATAGTCTGTCTTATTGTAAGACGTAGGTGAGACACCTGAGATATTGACTGTATCACCGATATTGACTTGATGTGCAAGATTCGTATGACATACTGCTTCTCTTTGTGTTTGTGTAAGTGTAATACTGAAACTAGAACCTCCTGCATTACCAAGGTTGATGTCTGCAGCAGATATTGTATCTCCTACGTTATATCCAGTTCCTGTTGAAGTAATCGTTACTGTAGTTACCGCATTTCCATCAACAACGATAGTTGCTTGTCCACCAATACCAGATCCACTAGTTGTTAAAGGTACGTTGACATATGTGCCATTTGCGTAACCAGATCCACCAGTAATACTATTCCAACCACCTTGATATAGATTTCCGTCTGTACGTGTTCTTACATACGTCCATGTTAAGGTTCCGTCTGTGACAGTTCCAGAAGTGTGTGTAGGTGCGTTTCCAGAACTAGAATCCGATGTTCCTGTAGCTGCTGCTTTATAAACTCTGTTATCTACGTAAACAAGATCCTCTTTGTTGTACGCAGTACTCATTGTCCACGCAGAAAGAAGTTTTAAGCTCTGTAAGTCAAAATATTTGAAATGATACTTATTACTGATAATCTTACTGAATAGAGTTCTGGTATTTGCGTTATCAGTTACATCAACTGTAACTTGATCACCCACAAGTAAATAATGGTTTGTAGATGTGTTTATTGTAGTAGTGTAGATGTCATCATACGCAGAAACCGCATTTGTAAGACTTGAGACAGTTACACCCTCAACTGTAGACACAGTTCCGCTAACTCCGTCTCCTCCAGTTCCTGTATTGTCAAATAACAGTCTATCGTTTACTTTATATTCTTTACCGCCACCTTCTACAAGATATTGATCTATTCCCGCTGATGAGTATTTGTTTGTTGCAGATACAACAAGAGAATCTGCTAAACCACCTCTAATAGTAGGATAGTAACTATAGTATCCAATACCATCTTCAAGATACGCTAGATTCTCTCCAGTCTCCATAACAATTAATGTTGTGGTATCTTCCATGGATAAGAAGAAGTCAACTTTGTTATCAAGCTCTTTTCTCTTCGCTACAATATTATCTACACCTATAAATGGTTCTCTGTAACGTATAGCGTCTTCTGTGAAGTTTTTCTGCAAACCATTTCCGTCCCAGTTTACAGCAGCTGCTTCTCCGTAGAAATTAGGTCCTACAAAGTATGGAAACGCTGGTTCCCCTGCGGAACCTTTAATTGTAGCAAAATATGCATACACTCCATTTGGAAACTCTGGAGTGACGCAGAATCTACCATTATATTCATCTAAATCACCTAAACCTTGTATATATTCATAATCTTCAATATAAGTCCCTAGAGGGTCATTGAGACCGCTTAGAAGGGCACTTCTACCAGTCTTTACTCTATAACTACTAACTATCTGTTTATATGAGTTATATGGTGCTGCGTTCTCTGGATCAACGTAACCATAAGGTCCGTATATTGGGTGTCCATCAAATGCCCATCCAATAATAGGAGAGTGTGCTGTAGGGTTAAGTTCCGTAAGAGCAGAGCTGATATTATCCTTTGTAAGGAACCTAAGCTTCTTAGGGTTGTGCATATATCCATATTCCCCGCCATATATCAAATAGTTTTCACCTTGTATTGACGCACCACCCGCAGTATCCGTAACTTTACGCTCTGTGAATGATGAACTTCCTAATTCTGCTTGTGTTGCAGCTTCATTAAATGATAATTCCGTAAGGTTGGTTTGGAATGTTGCACCAGAACCAGGATAAACAATAGTTACTGTAGTAGAACCAGCGGTATATCCCGCACCTTTATTCGTAACGTTAACAGAAGTAACAATATTTGTACCACTATCAACAACAGCAAACGCGGTAGCACCAACTCCATCACCTGTAATGATGACATCAGGTGCACCATAATATCCAGTACCACCAAATGTGACGATTATACTTTCTATCTTTCCGTTTAATATTGATGGATACGCAACAGCACCGCTACCAGTAATCAAATCAATAGTTGGTTCAAATGTATATTGACTTCCTGCATCAGTAATTGTGATTGTATCTACAGGTCCTCTACAGATTGCTGTAGCAGTAGCACCGCTTCCTCCTCCACCAGTCAGTGTGACAGTTGGAATACTTGTATATCCAGAACCACCTTGCACCACATTAATACCAGTAACTGCACCATCAGTGATTTGTGCTGTAGCAGATGCTTGATTATCTGATGTAGCTCCACCACCAGTAATAGAAACAACTGGTTGAGTTATGTATCCTGTACCACCGTCAGTAACGTTGACTGCTGTTACGGATCCTGTAACAGTTACAGTCGCTGCAGCGGACTCACCTTCATATGTCCAGTTAACAGTTCCGAGTGTCACTGTACCAAGTGTATGAGTAGGATGTGTTGTGGTAGAAGTTACACCAGCAGTATCCGCAACGTATCTGTTTCCATTATATTTTACTCTAGTTGATGATGCATATGTTGCACCTAATTTATGATCTGCTTCAAATTGTACTGTGGGTGGGTTTGTAATGTCGTATCCTTCACCACCAGTGGTCTTAGTGATTGATAATAGACCACCATACTTCTTAATATCCTCACCTTTGTATGAAAAGAAAGGAACTCCGTTTACACCAAGACCAACTTGTCCTACAGGAGTTGCAGTCTTTGTACTTTTGACTGAGGGTGTGATTGGAATGCGTTTTAAGTACCTTTGGTTGCCTGGCACTAAATCAGTGGAAGCAAAAGGTCCTATCTTATGAGTTGGTATACCTGTACTAGCAACAATGACGTCTGATGCGGATTTGTAAGTATTTTGTACGTCTCCTGTGAATTTATTGACTGCATTGTCGATTGAACCATAATCACTCTTTCCAAATGCAAATTCTCTTGCAATATAAAACTCATAACCACTAATACCTTGTGCTGGCATCATGGAGAAGTTAAACTCGAAAGTAAAGTCATCAACAATACCTACAACGTCGTGATTATTGTTATAGATGTCCTCAGGTGCATTTAGGATTCTAATTACGTCATCTCTGACCAATCTATGCTTCTCTTTAGTAACTACAGTACATTTTACCGATCCATCGGCATTCATACTTCCTAGGGTCGCTGAGTCGCCTCTGAGAGCACGTCTGACGTTGTATATGAAACTATCATAGATTGGATCAAGACTATCGAAGCCAGGTGCAGCGGGTGTGGTGACTTTTGAGTCTGGTAAGTAATATCTTCCACCATCATTAAGTGTAACCCCTCTAGTTCCACCAAATACCTTTAATTGTATCTCTGATCCGTCTATATTAGAATTACCGTAGATTTTAAACGCAGCAAACACTTCTTGTCCTGCATCATGGGCAACATTGACTGTATTTTCCCTAGCACGACTACATCCTAAGAATTGAGTAACAGTTTTGTCGGTATAAGTGATTATTTCGTCTTCTAATCTAAATCTACCGTTTTGTTGTGGCCATCCTAGTGTAGAATCAACTGTTACTACATCATCTATTAAATTAGCACCTAAATCCGAAGATAATACAGTTTTATACGGTGTAACAAATGCACCAGATGAATTATTAGTATCTACGTCAATTTCAAAGATAGATCCTTGAGGAGTAAAGACTTCTACAACTCCTTTTACGTAAATACGTGCTGCTTCAACATCAGAGTCTGTTGCATCTGCTTCTTGATACAATACTTGACCTACAAGTGCAATAGGATCTCCAGAAACAGGAACTGCACGAATTACTTCTCTAGAAGTGAAGTATGCATCGGATGGTTTGAATATTCTGTCTCGTGGATAAGACACTTGAGACTCAACGCCAAAAAGTGACCTCAATACAAATTGGAAAGACCTTGTAGAACCCTTAGAAGCGTAAAAATCTTTAATTCTCTTAATTATTGTACTTTCTGTAACTCCAGTTGCAAAATTCTTTGGATATGTTGATAAAAACTGCTCTTTGAACTTCCCTAACATGTAAAGTGGGAAAATATTGTTCAAATTGACAACTGTAGCACCAATTGCGTGACTTGCAGCTACTGTAGACTCAAATTTGTACTCACTTTCCAATCCAACTGCCTTTACAGCGTTAAATCCGCGTGCACATGTTTGAAATAGTGTAGATCCTTTACTTTGGTAGTAAATTATCTCATCACCAATCAATAAAAGTCCTTCATTGGGAAAATCACGTGTAGATTCGACGTCAATTGTTGTAGAAGACGTTGTAACAGCAGAAATTAGCGTTGTTTGAGTTACAAGTTCTCCATATTGGTCAATATTATAGTAATCACCCCAGTTTTGGATGATGTCAATGCAATATCCTTTTAATTCTTGTGATTTATAGTACTCTTTTACAAATTCTATGAATGTGGGGAAGTTTTCCTGTATGAAACTAGGAAACTGTGATGCTATGTTCGTAGATATCTTCGATCTCGACTCAGGACTAACCTCCGACGGTACAGGCGTTGCTGTAACCGTGGTGGTCGGGGTAGTCCACGACCCAACTTTCCAACTACTATTTGTCATTCTTAGTATTGATAGCTAGATTCTGGAAGCACTCCTGTTCCAGAAAGATTTGATCCACTACTGATAGTATCTTCTAATACACTAACAGTCGTATTATCTATACCTAGTGTCAGATAGGTTTCTCGTAAAGAAATCAAATCGTTCGACTTGGGGCATGCAGATATTTGTAATTGATTATTAGTAACAGATGTAGACTGAATAATCAAGTCATTAATTACAATTTCACCCATGTCATAGTCTATGGTTCCCCATAGTCCATCCACATACTCAAACTCACCAGTTCCTTTTACATAATACAAGCGTAATGTACCCGCACCATCATCATTTAGATAATACGTATTAATGTCATCGCCCACAATCTTGAAACCAGACGAAGAAACTGAAGGTTTCGTTGATGTTTGCTGATTGATTCTGTTTCCATAACATATTTTGTAGTTAACACGAGCGTTGAGTTCGACTGTTACGTTCTTTCTCATCTTTACACGTGTTATATTAGATGTTATTGATGTCTCTGCATCATCAATTATCTTTTGTAACTTGGAAAACTTGAACTTTCCACCAAATTTGTTAAATTCTGCACTCGCATTAAGTGTAGTTAACGCTGCAATGATGATATTCTTAACCTCTGATGGTTCTCTACGTGTAACATTAGGGTTGAAGTAAGCAAAAGTGGTCAAATCAATGTAAAGTATGCTCGGATCAATGATAGTAGGTTGAATTGCAGCTACAGAATACTCTCTCAACTTCTTCAAAATGGCATTTTTCTCAGAAAGTGATAATTTATCAGCATTTTTTGGTTTGATTGCCAAAAATACCTTACCATACTCAGGTGGTTCTGCTTCTTCACCACCATAACATGCTATAGAACTTACGTTTGCGTAAATTTGAGGCACTATCGCTTCATAATCACGTGTAGAAACTGCTCTACCGAACGCAGAATAGAATTTAGGAGCAGCAAACTTGATAGATTCTGTACTTTCTGCAGATGCACCTCCATCTGGGAAGCTTGTAACTGAAATTGTGATGCCAGAAGTGATCGCATTTAGATTATTATCTCTAAATGTACCAATATTATTAAAAACTTTCAGTCCATTTGCACCTGTTCCTGTTGAAGTTGCGTACTTTACGTCAACAACATCACCATTAGCAAGGTTTTTACCAATAATACCGTCACCAAATAAAACTTCGGGTATCTCATACTCACTTTCCTCCAAGAAGAATACCTTAGAGTTAGCATCTATCTTTGTAATATCAGTCGCTTGTAAATATTTCTCTGTAATTGTACCAGAAGTCACCTCTACTATCATGGAGGAGGTGTCTGCATTTTCATTAGTTAATATAAATCTCTGTCTCTGACTAGTGTTCTTAACAAAAGTGTCTGTGAGGAACAGTCCTTCACTCAAAACTACATTAGAAAACGTTGCGATACCTGTTAAACTGTCTACAGATACTGTATTATCAGTCGGAAGAGAGAAAACAAAGTTGTTATTATCCAATCCTGTGAAGTTTAGTACCAATCCTGCTGCCATTGTGACAGTTGTAGGGTATGGAAACACTGTTTGAATCGAAATATCGACTGTACATGTTGCACTTCTTGCACTTTTTGGTGTATAACCAAGCATACGAGCAAGTTTTACAACATTTTCACGTAAAACTGCCGTTTCTAGGAACCCTTCGTTGACAGCGAGGTTCGCATTGACTGCTGTATAGTACGTATTATACGCAAGCGAGTCTAAAAGTACTGTAAGAGATGATCCTTCAAAGTCATAATCACTAAATTGTGACTGAGATCGTAAATATTCTTTAATTTGTGCCTTGATCTCGTTAAATTCAAGAGCATTAACTTGGTTGAATGCCATTATGGTTTAAATGCAATACTAACATCATCAATTTTAGGAGCAAGTCCTAAGATAAGATATGATACACTAACGTTTAGTTCATTGCGATTCTCTTCCCAGTCTGCTATAACTTCGTAGACTGCAACCCTTGGTTCATGTATTTGTATAGCTTCAGTGATTCTTTCTTCAATCTCTGTTGCTAGACCGTTTGTGTAATTCTCAAATAAGAGTCCAATGATATTACCACCAAAGGTAGGATCAAAAGGTTTCTCATAAAAGTTGTATAATACTATATTCTTGACTGCTGCTTTGATGGCTGCTTCATTCTTGAGTGACAAAACATCGTTTGTAACTGCATTCTTTTCAAATGTTAAAGAGAAGTCTCTAAATGACTTCGATACCAATGCCACTTTTGTGTCAATATAGTGCTATCAATATATTTATACTCGTTTTTTTGGTTTTCTATCAGAACGTGGGTCTGTGATTAGATATCTGCAATATTCATTCCCATTATCGTAGAAATCATCTGACATATCTACGGGAATATTTGCATTTCTACAACCATCTACGATTCTATTTGCCTTGGCCACGATACCTCTTCTTTGCTTTGTTTCTTGATGTAGCACTATACTTCGTGTGTTGTCCACGACCTTGTGCTGATTTCTTTGGTTTCGATTCAATACTGTTTCCAGTGTTCCATGTCATTGCCATAATTAATTGTTGTTTGCGAATACTGTTGGACTTCCCCCAGTCATTGCTCCTGCATCGGCACTATCGCCAATACGAGCAACTTTAACTCCTGCCACATATACATTGGGGGATCCTGCATTTACTGTAGCAACATGTGGAGCACACGCTGGTACAGGTGGAAAGGGGTGTGATACAGTCGGGTCTCCTACTCTTGCGATAAGGATGCCATCTGCATAGACAGTTGACTGAGAAGGGGTAGAGAGCGTGGTCGATCCTGCACAAGCGTGACCTGTGGAAAGACTATCTCCTTTTCTTGATACTGCTGCCATGGGTGATGGGATGTGTGCGAAAGGTCTGCTAACTTGCGTGCTAACGCAGACATATAGATAACAGGTTTATGTTCCATTCTCCTATTTATCCTTTGAGACCAACGCGGGGTTTACGGGGTTTTTTCCTACGTCGTTTACCGAAGAACTTTTGATAGATCGGTCTGACTAAAAACAAATCTAATATCTCAAACAAGAATACAAGCCCTAGAAAGGTTACTACCCCTGCTAGAATCGTATACTCAAATAGTTTACCAATTAGTATCTTCACTTTCAGTTAAAGTCCCGACAGTATGTTCTACTATCTCAGTAATGGTCTTATCATGTTCGACTACAACATCGACAAGTCTCTCATAGTCGCCATCCATAGTTCTCTTCATCATAAGTTTAGAGTTTGCTACCTTTCTCTCTAATACATCTAACCTCTCCAATATCTCATCATACCTTCTATCTGTATGTGTGAAGTAATCGCCTGACATGAATCCTCCTAATCTTGTTTTATGTCAAAGTGCCATCTGATATGTTTAATGTAATCAAATGTATCTCCTATGTCCTTATCGCAGTCTATGTCGTACTTTCTATCGCAGAGATACTTACGTAAATCGTAGATACTGTCATATGTACCTACTTCGTCGAAAGAATCGTCATACAGAAC